TTAGCTCCCCCGCTTCGGCGGGGTTTATCACTCATAGGAGCTAATAATGACTATGCAAACTGACGTAAAAGCTGCAGAACGTACAACCTCTGGCTCGGCTTTTGGCGATAGAACACGGGTAAAAGGGATTATTGTCTCGTTTGCCAGCGCAGGTACAGTCGTCTTGAAAGATGGTGGTACTGGTGGCACAGCGCGGTTCTCATATACGGCACCAGCAGTGGCGGGAACGGTAAGCATTACATTCCCCGGTCAAGGCATTCTTTTTGATACAGATGTGTTCGTCACGTTGGCGAATGCTACGGCGACTGTGTTCTATGGCTAAGAAGACCCCCTCATTGGCGGTTGGTCGTGGTGAGAAGCTGCCAGTATCGAAAGGTGCTGGGCTAACGGCTAAAGGTCGCGCCAAATATAACGCCAAGACAGGGTCGAATCTTAAGGCTCCACAGCCCGAGGGTGGCCCTCGTAAAAAATCATTTTGTGCAAGAAGCGCTGGGCAAGCCAAGATGTTTCCAGAAGCCGCTAAAGACCCAAATAGTAGATTGAATGCCGCGAGGAAAAGGTGGAAATGCTAACTGAACGTTGGGTGCCCGTACATGGGTACGCAGGAATGTATGAAGTCAGTGACCATGGGCGAGTTAAATCCGTGCAAAGGTATCGCCGTGGAAAATCTGGGTGCATGGTTCCTATACCAGAAAAAATAATGCGCCTCCAACCTAAAAAGCGTAGCGCATGTGGTCGTACTTTGCCATACATAGAAATTAAATTAAGAGACGGTTCTGTACGTACGGTGCCTGGTAAAAGTTTCTTAGTTCATCGTCTTGTAGCTCAGGCTTTTGTTGGGGAGTTGTATGAAGGCGCTCAGGTAGACCATATTGACGGTGATCACCAGAACAACCACTACACAAATTTGCGTGTTTTATCAGCCGTAGCACATGGTCGCCTACACCCGTGTATAGTAGATAAAACACGCAATAGTGCAATGCAAATTTTATCGAAAGCAAAGTTATCAGCTATGCGTGAGTCAGGAGAAATTATAGGGCGCTACCATGTATAAAAAGCCTACACGCAAGGCGGCAAGTCTCAAACGGTGGAAGTGCTGATATGGACGAACAAATTCAAACCGCCCGTGAGTTAGCAACCCACGCCAACGACATCAAACACCTCCAAAGCGATATGGATAAGATGGTGTCGGACATGGACGAGATTAAGAAGACACTGCAGTCTATTAATACCAAGATGGATAAGGTTGAAGGCGGTTGGAAAGCTCTTATGTGGATTGGTGGCGCGGTTAGTGGGGCCACGGCAATCATTGGATATGTAATCGGATACTTTAGGGGTTAATTATGAAACACGAAACAAAAGGCACTAAAAAGATGGCAATGGGCGGTATGCCTATGCGTGGTCAACCGATGCAGCAAATGCCTGCTCAAATGCCTGCTCAAATGCCTGCTCGTGGTCAGATGATGGCTAAGGGCGGTGGCGTCGAGTCCAAGGGTAAGACCAAGGGCAAAACTGTTAAAATGGCCATGGGTGGTTCGGTCGGTAACGCTTCAAAACGTGCTGACGGTGTCGCGCAAAAAGGTAAAACCAAGTGTAAGATGGTGTAATCATGAAAAAATATAAAGACGGTGGTGAGATCCCCCAAGAAGCACAGAACACGCTGATGGATCGTAAAGAAGAGAAAGAGCGTCAAGCGTCTAAAGACACGGAACGCGAGGAAAACGAAGCCCCTAAAAAGTTCGTTAAAGAAAAGTTTAAGGCGCTTAAAGATATGTTCGGCATCAAGAACAAGTCAACCGTCAAGAAAGCCAAGGGTGGTACGGTCGGTCCCGCGTCTAAACGTGCTGACGGTTGCGCTGTAAAAGGCAAAACCAAAGGGCGGTTCGTGTAATGAGATCCTCACGCGGTATGGGGGCTATCAATCCAAGCAAAATGCCCAAAGTGGGCACGCGCAAAGACGGCGATAAGTTCGACATGTACGCTAAAGGCGGGGAAGTATGGGATAAGCCCAACCCCAAAAAGAAGTCTGCTAAGTTAACATCCAAAGAAAAAGCAAGGGCTAAAGCTCGTGCCAAAGCCGCAGGGCGCCCTTATCCCAATTTAGTTGATAACATGCGAGCCAAGAAATGAATATCGTCGAGGTATCGTTTAACTGGATCACCGGCGCTATGTTGGGCTTTGAGTATGTTTCGGATGAGGATGGGCACTATATTGTGGCAGACCTGCTAATCTTGCGGGTGATAGTATCTTGGGGTTCAGAATGACGACTTCCTTTGCGTACATCCACTGCAAACCTGACGGGACTCCGTTCTACGTCGGAAAGGGGTCATTGCGCAGAGCAAAGTATTTAGGTGAAAGGAACCCGTATCATCGAGCTATCACTCATAAATACGGGCGGGAAAATATTTTGATTGGCATGTTAGAATGCACGTCTAACGATATTGCATTTGACCTAGAGAAAGGTATTATCAAATGCTTGCGTAGTCAGGGCATTAAGTTAACGAACTTTACCGATGGGGGTGAGGGATGCGTCAATCCTTGCCCTGAAACACGACTCAGGATGTCCGAAGCCGCGAAAAAGCGTGGAGTTTCTAAAGCCTGTCAGGATGCCAAGGTAATAGCAAAGCGAGGCAAGCCTTTGTCGGAAGAGCAAAAGCGCAAACAGTCTGAGTCCATGCGTGGTATTGGTTTTTCAGATGAGCATCGTAAAAATATTAGCATCAGCGCGAAAAAACGTGGCATATCGTCTTCAGTTAGGGCTGCTGCTAAAAAAGCAATACAGAAACGTGTTGTTGGGCTTCATCCGGTGTACGGGCGTAAAACTTGGGATTCAGCTAAGTCTGTAGCTGTATACTTAAAAGCACCGATATCAACAACGTCCAAGAAAATTGCCGCTCAAGTAGAGTATTTGGGCTGGCATCTGAGGTACGAGCTATGACGACTTCTGGTACCGCGATGTTCAATCTTGACATAGCCGAATTGTGCGAAGAGGCGTTTGAGCGCTGCAACTCTGAGATGCGCACGGGTTATGACTTACGTACTGCACGTCGGTCTTTAAATCTGTTAACGGTCGAGTGGGCTAATCGTGGCATTAATTTGTGGACGATCGAACAAGGTGCAGTGACACTTATTCCGGGGCAGTCTACGTATGACATCCCTGCAGATACGATTGACCTTATGGACATGGTAATCCGCACAGGCACCGGGCAAAATCAAACCGACATCAACATCAGCCGTATCGCCGAGCCCACCTACGCTACGATCCCCAATAAGAACGTGCAGGGCAGACCGATTCAAGTATGGATTCAGCGCTTAAGGGATAACCCCAAGATTACAGTGTGGCCTACTCCTGACCAATCTCAGCCATATACATTCGTGTACTGGCGGCTACGCCGTATTCAGGATGCTGGCAACAGCGGTACGCAAACGATGGACATTCCGTTTCGTTTCCTAAACTGCATGGTTGCAGGGCTAGCATATTATCTGGCGATGAAGTTGCAAGGCGTTGATCCCGGGCGCCGCGCTGAGTTAAAGATGGACTATGAGCAACAGCTACAAATGGCTCAAGATGAGGATCGTGAGAAAGCCCCCGTGCGGTTTGTGCCTCGTGTGTCGTATTGAGATAATTAATGCCTAATCAATTTGCTTCCGGTAAACATGCAATAGCCGAATGTGATCGGTGTGGTCAGCGCTACAAACTGAAGCAGCTAAAAGCATTGACGCTTAAGCGAACCCCGACGAACATAATGGTGTGTCCAGAATGCTGGGAATTACCACAACCGCAGGTGTTTCTAGGTGAGCGTCCAGTAAATGACCCGCAAGCCCTGCGTAACCCCCGTCCTGAGAAAGGATATATTGTTGGGGGTATAGGGTCAGATGGGGATTTGACAGGCGGTAGTCGAGTGTTTCAGTGGGGCTGGGGCCCTGTTGGTGGAAGTAGGGATGGCGGTTTAACGCCAAATAATTTAAACTTACGTATTAGCGTTGGCACTGTTACGGTGTCAGTCACTTAGGGGTTACCATGAAAGAGCAAATGAAAAACGTCGCCAAGTCCGCCGTCAAGTCCCACGAGGATAAGATGCATAAGGGCGCCAAGAAAATGGCTAAGGGCGGCAAGACAAACGAAATGATGAAGACCTATGGTCGCGGTATGGCTAAGGTGATGAACCAAAGGGGCAAGTAATGGCTAAGTTCAGTCAAAAAGTTATGGGTAAAGAAATCGGTGACGCTAAAGTTTACGCCGAGCCCCACACAATGACAGGAGGTCCTGTGGACATGAAAGCCGTTATTAGCAAAAAACCAGACCCAAACACGCTAGCCGCTAAAGATGTAACCCGCAGTACTCCTGCTATGCGCGTGAGTGTTGGTGATCCCGGTCGCAATGATGTAAAAACCTCTGGTATGCGGGTGCGTGGTACTGGTGCGGCGACTAAAGGCTTGATGGCTCGTGGTCCCATGGCATAAAGGTAGACTATGAATTACGCAGAGATCACCGCCGCAATTATTTCGTACTCGGAAAGTGATGAACAACTGTTTGTCGAGAATATTCCCACGTTCGTAAAGATTGCTGAGCAGAAAATATATAGCTCCGTGCAGTTGGCCTATTTGCGTAAAAACGTGACCGGGTTTATT